GGAGTCGCGGTCCGGGTCAGGCGAAACCCCAGCTTGCAAGCGCGCAGGGCGTGCTTGACGGTCCGAGCGTGCAAGAGGCGCGTTGCGTCCGGGCCGTAGAACCCGGTGACGCCATCGCCTACGGTGATATAGCTGTCGGTCATGGTCGGTCTCCTTACCACTGGCCATCGCGAACGGGCCGAGTCGCCCGCTCGAATGTGGTCAACTGACGGGCGCGCAGCACGTCGGTTGTGCTAGGCCCGGCGGGCGCGTTGTTGTCTTGATTGACGGCGCGCAATTCAAGGGCCGCGATCCGCGCCTCAAGAGCGGCCGAGAAACCTTGAGTATGCTGGATCTCGCGAGTCAGTGTCGCGAGGGCCGAGGACAGGGCGACTAGAGCGGCCGCAACGCTTTCTGTTACGGGATGGTCGGTCATGGGATGGTCCTTTCTGGTGATGGTCAAACTGGTGATCGATCACCAGTTTGACCGGTAGGATTAGAGGGTGACAGTGATCTCGCGACCCGACAAGGCCTCGTCTAAGGCGTCTTCAAGAACCCGGTCGAGCTTACGGTCGAGGATCTCGCCGACACGGTCGTCAAGGTCGTCACCGCTCGCGGACTCTAGCATCCCGACACGGTCATCCGTCCGAGCCACGCTAGTGCCGAGTTCGGTCAGCAAAGTTTCGAGCCGGGCGAGGCGTTCGAGGATGTCCTCAACGGCTTCAAGGCGGTCGACGGCCGTGCAGAGGGCGCGCATCATATCGGTCATGTTCTGTACCTTTCTTTCTATGTCACGGGACGCAGTTCGCCCCGCAAAAAAACAATCTCACAAGGCGCACACATAGTCAACACGCATAATCGCCCCCGCGCACAGGTCACGAATACCTGTCAATAAATCGACATAGCCTAGAACGGCCTAGGAAGGCCGCTGGCAGGTTTTCTGTCAGAGGGGTGTTTTTATGCCCCCGGACCAATGTTCTCTATTCGTTCACGTTCACCACATTCCTATCCCATAGGAATGTTGTCCTGCACTATAGATGCAAGAACCATGCCACTGGCAGACTAACACGGCCTTGGCTATGGGTCCCTTGGCCCCTAACTTGAATGAGTCAAGCAACTGTCAGCGACCCGTCACCCCCCTAACACGGCGCGGGTCTCGCGGGCGCGCGTAAAACCCGATTTTTCTCACCCGATTAGCAAATGTAAAAAATCCGCGGACCCCGAATTGTCAACAAAGGCCCTAGGATCCCCTACCCCCGTCCTATATTTTGTAGTACCGTAGGTACCGGAAACCCCGCCCGCGTCCCGTGGCGGAATACCAAATCGTGGCTCCCCCACCTGCCACGGGTGACATCCTCCCCAGTTGCTAACGGACCTCCATGCCTCCTGCTTCCCCCCGCATCGACGAAGAGAACCTCAAGAAGCTCGCCAAGCTCTACGAGCGTCTTGCACAGCTTGAAGCCTCCCAGCGCGCCCGCGACGACTTCATCGAGTACGTGAAGTTCGTTTGGCCGGGGTTCGTGGCCGGTAAGCACCACCGCATTGTAGCCGAGAAGCTTGAGGCCGTGGCCAACGGAACATTGAAGCGCCTCATTGTAAACATGCCCCCGAGGCATACGAAGTCCGAGTTCGCCAGCTACTTGTTCCCCTCGTGGTTCATTGGCCGCGTACCGACGAAGAAGATCATGCAGGCCACCCACACGGCGGACCTCTCGATCCGCTTTGGACGCAAGGTCAGAAACCTGATGGACGGGGAGGACTACAAGAAGGTCTTCCCTGATGTGCGGCTCAGGGCCGACAGCAAGGCGGCGTATCGCTGGGAGACCGATGACGGCGGCGAGTACTACGCGGCCGGTGTGGGCGGCAGCATCGCCGGGCGCGGCGCGGATCTCTTCATTGTTGACGACCCGCACTCCGAGCAGGACGCCATGAGCCCCACTGCTCTGGACAACGCTTGGGAATGGTACATGTCTGGCCCCCGCCAGCGTCTGCAACCCGGCGGCGCGATCATCATCGTCATGACGAGGTGGGGCGATGCCGACCTGACGGCGCGCCTGATCAAGCAGCAGGCCATGGACCCCAAGGCCGACCAGTGGGAGGTCGTGGAGTTCCCGGCGATCTTTGATAGTGGGGAGCCGCTATGGCCAGAGTACTGGAAGCTGGAGGAACTGGAGAAGATCAAGGCTTCGATCACCCTGTCGAAGTGGATGGCGCAATATATGCAGCGCCCCACGTCCGACGCCTCCTCTCTGATCAAGCGGGACTGGTGGAAGGTCTGGGAGAAGAAGGACATCCCCCGGCTCCAGTACGTGATCCAGAGCTACGACACGGCGTTCCTCAAAACACGGACCGCTGACTTTAGCGCCATCCAGACGTGGGGGGTGTTCTTCCCGACCGAGGACTCCCCGCCCAATGCGATCCTCTTGGACGCCAAGAAGGGGCGGTGGGAGTTTCCGGATCTGAAGCGGGTGGCGCTTGAGGAGTACAAGTATTGGGAGCCGGAGACGGTCTTGATCGAAGCCAAGGCTTCGGGGACGCCGCTGACGCAGGAGCTGCGCCACATGGGCATACCCGTGGTAAACTTTACGCCCTCTCGCGGGAATGATAAACATTCAAGGGTGAACTCCATTTCTCCCTTGTTTGAGTCAGGGTTGATCTGGAGACCAGATACATCGTGGGCCGAGGAGGTTGTCGAGGAGCTGGCGTCTTTCCCATTCGGGGAACACGACGACCACGTGGACTGCGCAACTCAGGCCTTGATGAGGTTCAGGCAGGGTGGATTCATCGGCCACCCCGACGACTACCAGATGGAAGTGACGCGGTATCCATCAACTAGGGTTTACTACTAATGGCTAACTCCCCCTTCAACGGTATCGAAAAAGGCCTGATGCAGGCCCCTGATGGTTCTGAGATGGAGGGGGCGGACGTCGTATTGGACGAGCCCAAGGACGTCGAGGAAGCGGATTACACCATCGAGGAGGACGAGGACGGCGGTGCGATAATCACCTACGGGTCGTCCACGATGAACAAGGACATCTCGTCCATCGGCTTTGGTGACAATCTGGCCGAGGTCATCGATTCGAAGGAGCTGAAGTCGGTCTCCAGCGACCTCTTGAGCCTTGTTGAAGAGGACGATGAGAGCCGCGAGGAGTGGAAGAAGATCTACGAAGAGGGGCTCACGCTCCTTGGTTTGAAGTACGAGGACCGGACAGAGCCCTTTGAAGGGTCCACTGGCGTCACGCACCCCATCCTGAACGAGGCTGTCACGCAATTTCAGGCGCAGGCCTACAAGGAGATGCTCCCGGCCAGCGGTCCGGTGCGCTCGCAGATCCTTGGACAGAGCAACCCGGTCAAAGAACAGCAGGCCGAACGGGTCAAGGACTTCCTTAATTACTACATTACCGTGGAAATGGAGGAGTATGACCCAGATTATGACCAGATGCTATACTATCTGGGCTATGGCGGGTCTACTTTTAAGAAGGTCTACCGCGACGGGGACCTCGGAAGGGCCGTTTCGCCCTACGTTTTGCCCAAGGATCTGATCGTACCCTACGGTGCGAGGGATTTGGCGACCGCCGAACGTGTCACGCATGTCATTCGGATCACCAAAAACGACCTGCGCAAGCAGCAGGTGTCCGGTTTTTACCGGGATATCGACCTTGATGAGCCGACAAACGTCCAAAGGGACGTCATCGAGGAGAAAATCGACAAGGTTTCGGGGATTGAGCCCGGTTCTGAGACCGAAGAGTACACCCTGTACGAGATCCACACATACTTAGACCTCGAAGGGTTTGAGGATGAGGACCAAAACGGTGAGGAGACGGGCATCAAGCTCCCCTACATCGTTACAATTAACTCGGACACGGGTGATATCCTAGCTATTCGCCGTAATTACGACCCGGCCGACGTCAAAAAGCGCAAGCGCCAGTACTTTGTTCACTATAAGTTCATGCCGGGGCTTGGTTTCTACGGGTTTGGGCTGGTCCACATGCTTGGAAACCTCGCCCGTAGCTCGACTTCGATCCTTCGCCAGCTCATTGACGCCGGAACGCTGTCGAATTTGCCTGCCGGGTTCAAGGCCAAGGGCCTGCGCATCCAAGATGAGGGCGCTTTGCTGCAACCGGGCGAGTGGCGCGACGTTGACGCCCCCGGCGGGAGCCTTCGCGATAGCTTGCTGCCGCTTCCGTACAAGGAGCCGAGCGCAACACTCATGCAGCTCCTTGGTTTCTGTGTGACGGCGGCCGAAAAGTTCGTCGGAACGACCGATATGGGCATGACCGACTCCAATCAGGAGATGCCGGTCGGTACAACCATCGCTTTGCTGGAGCGGGGGAGCCGTGTGTTGAGCGCGGTCCACAAGCGGCTGCACTACGCCCAAAAGCAGGAGCTGAAACTCCTGACGCAGGCCATCCGGGAGAGCGTCAACGCCTATCCGTACGACGTGGCTGGCGGGAAGGAGATCTTCGCGCAGGATTTCGACGACCGGATCGACATCGTCCCCGTCTCGGACCCCAATATCTTCTCGATGACGCAACGCATCTCGCTGGCGCAGGAGCAGCTCCGCCTCGCTCAGGCTGCGCCGCAGATGCACAACCAGTACGAGGCGTATCACCGCATGTACGCGGCCCTCGGCGTGAGGGATATCGACCTGATCCTGCCGCCTCCGCCAAAGCCGCAGCCTGATGGCCCGGCGATGGAGAATGCGCG